TGAGTATGGTGATGAAAATGTTGATAGCATGTTGTATATGTTCTTCATGTTCGGGTCTATTCCGTTTTCTCCAATTACTTCTTCATGGAATACTCGGTATCAAAACATTTTAAAATCTCAGAGTATACTAATACACTCAACATGGGTGCCGCTATGTCATCAGCGTGGTTTTTTATAAGCCCAATTCCAGATATATCTAATAAGGGTAAACCTAAACAGGTGTCGTCCTTTATCATGTGTGTCAGTTTCCTGTGCTCTCTATTTATGCTTCGTGGGGGTTACATGTTTTATTCATTACATCCCGGATTCCCGGTTCCATTTCCTCCGTCATTCTTTCCAGGTATGTTGTTACTATGTTGTTGTTCCTGTTGCTCATCTCTTAAGCTCACAGGTCAGGCTAGAAAGGCTGTGTCACAAAAATAAGTCTTAAAAGAAATTATCAGTGCGATACATCTTTACCGCGAATGAACCAGTCTTACCTGTTACTGAGACTGTTTCATTTCCATATAATTCCTGACATCCTATATCTTCCATACAATCACGCGCATTGTGGCTTAATGGTATAGGGTATATTTGTTGCCCGGGTGTAGTTGTGTAATAATGGTATCTATCCCGTCGTCCACGAACCTCTTTCCCGTATAATGGCATGGTAACATCTCCGGCACCTGTGATAATACCCATTTGTTGCATCTGCCCGGGTTTGTATTTTTTGATTGGTGGTCCCCTGAATTCGGGTTCACGGCGTACACTGACTGGACGAGGTGTAACCGGGAGTTGGGATGTTGTTGAAACTTTCACAACTTTAGGGTTACGCCACATGTAAATAACTGCAACCACAAGAACAATCAATATCGCGGATAGCATTTGTGTTTTTGTTTTGCTCTTCATTTACTATAGTTAAGGAAAATCTTTTACATTAAGATATGAAGATTTTGGCAATAGATATTGGATATCATAATATGGGTATAGTCTTAGCCAATTCTTCAGATAAAGGTCCGAAGGTTGAAGTTGAATATATAAAGAAAGTTAGTTTAGCAGATTACAAATATATAAAATCTAATGATTTTGTTGATACAATTCCTTTATTTGTGGAAGATCATCAATCTATATTTGATGGTGCGGATCGAATACTTATAGAAAGACAACCCCCGGGTGGGTTTCAAAATATTGAAATTCTATTACATTACATGTTCAAAGATAAGGTTACGTTAATTTCACCTGTGAGCATGCATGTGCATTTTGGTATGAGGCATTTAAACTACGAAGAAAGAAAGGAGAGAACTGTAGTTATATCAGAAAAGTACATGGGTGAAATACCCTATGAAAGAAAACATGACATTGCAGATGCATTGTGTATGATAATATTTTACAATTTTAGGACTGAAGTTCATTATTTTGATAAATTTAAATACTCTTCCCCCGTTCTGTAATTTCTTTGATTTGGTTATTCATTAGTATTAGGGAATTCTTTACTGCATCAATTGCTAGAAACACTTCATTCGTATTCCCTCTGTCTACAAATCCTTGAATATTGTTGATGTTATGTTCGACAGATTCCTTTTCTAAACGAGAATCTTCTATGAGTTTATTCCTAGAGTCTTCAAGTCTATCAATTTTTGTTTCAATCGAACCTTTATTTTCAATGAATGACTTGGATATTTTTTTAATAACATCCCTGTATTTATCTTGTTGTTTAATGAGTTCAATACGAGGAATTTTAGATAGTCCCTCGTTAATATCTGTCTGAACGTTATGAATTTCCAGGTCTAATCTAGTCCTTTCCGCTAGAAACTCTTCATGCTTGATATTAAGGTGCTCTTCAAGTTTGGTTATTTCCTCTTCGAGTACAGATTCCATTATATCATATGAATACATTATTAAAAAATAATATATGCGCACAATAAATGCCAAGCGCTAAGCAAATTCAGGAAGCGCGTAAAAAGTTAAAGGTCACTCCCAGACCTAAAGGCAATGCTCCTAAAATACCTTCTGCAGCTCTTCTTCGTATTATCAATGCTGATCCCAAGATTAAACGTAATAGGGAATTTGTGAAACGTGTCAATGAACTAATTAAAAATAGTAAAAAGTAATTACTTTATAAATTTACCATCCACCATCTTGAAAGTATCCTTGATAATGTTATTGAAATGCCCGAGTCGGTATTGTACTATACCCCAAAGAACAAAAAACACAGTTTTTGTAAGATGATTGATATCGTTCTCTTCCATCTTATAGATTGGTCCAACTACCCGACCCATAAATGTTTTTTCCTTTTCCTGACCGGTAAGCATCATCTCTGCCTGTGTTAAAGCACATGTATCATCATTCACAGACCAGTGATAAAAAATGAAAGGGATTAGAATAGAGTAAAATTCCAAATTTCTACGGTCATTTGTAAATGGAACCACTAACATTCCAATTAAAAAAATCACATGAATAATGAAAATTATATTCATACCTATATTATAACATGTCCGAAGATATTAATATGGCAGAAATGTGGAACGAGTACCACGAGAATGTACTTCGTCAGTGGGGTGAAGCATCAGCGTGTTACAGATATATGCACCATCGCGCTTTTCTCATGTATAAACAATTGAGTTTACGTTTTAGTTTGCCTGTAATTGTACTGTCGACAATCACGGGTACGGCGAATTTTGCTCAAAGTTCGTTTCCAGAAAGTATACAAGGTGGAGTACCCGCAGTTATTGGTGGTATGAACCTCATAGCTGGTCTCATCGCAACAATCATGCAATTCCTGAAAATCAATGAACTCATGGAGAACCACAGGACAAGTGCTTTGGGTCACGGTGGACTTTCTAGAAACATTCGCCTCCAACTGGCTCTCCCCCGTAATGAGCGTAGTAAAGAGGGTCTCAAGTTTGTAGAAGAATGTAAAGGTATATACGAAAGTCTACTGGAACAGTCCCCTCCCATCCCCAAAGAAATATTGAAAACATTTGAGATAGACTATCCAATTGATAGCGTCTTCACAAAACCCGAAATATTGAATGTGCGTCCTATTCCACTCTTAAAACCTCCAAAAACGATTGAACCTATCCGAGCTATCACACAAAATACACCATTTGAGAAATTTGGTAAGTACATTTCTCCTACTGTTGAGGAACAGGAAGGGGAAGAAGAGGAAGTTGTGTATGAAGAGGAAGAAGAGATAGACGCCGAGCAAGGTATACCAAAAGAATAAACATTACAATATTGGTAAGGATTGTGGATATAACGTATGGTAAAATTTTCCTTCTTAAAGGTTCTACGATACGTTTATGTAGTGCGTCATTCTTGAGCACCAAATCTATGGCCTGATTAGTAAGATCATCAATGGACTCTTTCATTAAAATACTCGACCAAAAAAAATATCCAATTGTTGCGACAATACACACCAAAGAGATTGATCTAATTCGTAGATATATAAAACAAGGTAAGAATGTTTTCATTTGTGGTCCTATTGGTGTAGGAAAAACATTCATTCTTGATAAAGTTTTAGAGGGTGTAAACAATATTGAATTATTACCTCATCACTTAAAACGTGATTCACATTTTTTACCATTTATTAAACCATCGAGTAAATATGTGTTTATAGAGGATTATGACAGTGTTTTCAAACCTATAATAGAACAGGTGTCAGATGGAGTAAATCTCACTCGTGCATCCCTTTTAGTCACGACAACGAATATGTGTATGTTTCCCAACTTTGAAACAGTATTTATTCCGAAACATAAACCCGAAGTTCTGATGACCTTAGTTGAAAAGGATGGGAATGATGTGTATGATGCAGCTGTCAGATCCCTTGGAAATATTAGAAACTTTTTATCATATATTGATGGATATGATGAAATAGATGATTTCCAAACACCTAAAGAATTTATAGCTGACGTTTTATCGGACCCAAACCCAATCAAAATACGTGATAGTATTGCAGAACACGGGCATATATGGGACATCTTTCAAGAAAATTACATCGATTCCAAAGGTGTTGACATTATTAGATGTTCGGATGCATTTTCCATGGCGGACGTCATCGATAATCTCATTTATCAATCGGGTAACTGGACTCTCATGCCGTACTTCGTACTGTACGCTTTAACGATACCAAAGACATCACTGGGTCAACCACTCGAAAAAAACAAGATAAGACCAGGTAGTTGTTGGACTAAATTAGGAAATTATAAAATGAGAAAACAGAAGTTCTCTGAGATTCGTAGAAAATCTAGAATGGGGTTGGGTGTAGAAGAATTGTGCCTATTAAAGAAATATGCGGAAAAAGGAGACTTAGAACCACTGCTACACTATAAAATCACCCCACAAGATTTTGATGTTATCAATCATCTTGCTGTTGGAAATGGCTTAAAATCAAAGGACGTAACAAGAGTAAAGAAAGCATTGAAGAATGCCTACGACAGATGAAGATCTCGCCAAGGAACACGAAGAAAATGAATGTGTAAAAATCATCGGGAACGAGATTCTCTACTATGGTGATATTGACCGCGAAAACGCTCTTGTATTCGTTGAAAAGTTTAAGAAGCTCGAGATTGAAATGCTAAAGAAAAAGGCTGAACTCGTTGGGTATGAACCACAAATCCGGGTTCATGTGATGAGTGATGGTGGTGACGTCTTCTCGGGTCTGAATATGATGAATATTCTGGAGCGTTCGAGGGTAAAGGTCATCACAATCGCTCAGGGAGCCTGTTGTAGTGCTGCAACATTCGTGGTACTTGGTGGTTCAGAGCGTCGCATGGGTAGGAATGCATACTTTCTGATTCACCAGATGTCTACAGAGTTTTGGGGTAATTATCAAGAACTCAAAAATGAAATGAAGTCAACAGAAAAATTCATGAAAATGTTGAAAAAAATGTATATGTCTAAAACGTCTATTCCAGAAAAGAAGTTTAAGCGTCTGATGAAGAAGGATATTTATCTGTCACCATCGAAATGTCTCAAGTATAAGATCGTTTCTTCACTTGAGTAATCGTCGTGTGACGTTTGTATAAACCCAAAATACATAAAAATATAAAAATGACACAAAAAGTATTTGCATTTAATGGCAAGAAGTTTCTTTCGGGAGGCCTAAGTCGTTCCATTCTACCATAATTCACAACAGGTATTTCTGGCATCTAATTAAGGTTGAGAAAATATTTACCCGTATAATGGAACGCCTTATCCGACAAGATAAGCATAACCGTGATCGTTACATCGATATCAAGGTTGAAGACTCGAAGGATGGATCCGCAGACATCGTGAAGGTATCTGGTATTGTTGGGAGTGATAAGTTTACTGAGTCACGAACCAAAGTCAAGACTGGATACGATAAGGCTCTCAAACGAGCTCAAACGATGTGGAACAATGAGAAGGTGAAATGTACGCAAATTCTACCCATGTTGGCAAACAAGTGGGCGGAACGTGAAAAATACATATCGACTCCATTCTACGTTCAACCTAAACTGGACGGTGTCCGTCTAATTGTTTCGAAAGATGGTTGCTTTTCTCGCACCGGTAAACCTGTTGACGGTTTCAAACACTTGTGTAAAGGTCTCCGCGACGGAGAGTACCTAGATGGTGAATGTTACGCCCCCGATCGAACATTTGAGGATATTACAAGTATGTTCAAGACCAATCCTGATGCACTCGAATTCTATATTTTCGATTACTTTGATCTAAAGCGACCGGAACTCACTTTCGAACAACGTATGGACTGTGTAAGTGTTGAGACTATTTTGGTTCATGATAAGAATGAAGTGAAAAAGTACCACGACAGGTTTACATCTGAGGGGTATGAGGGAGTAATGATCCGTGATCGAGAAAGTACATATGAAGTTGGTCAGAGAAGTAATTACCTTCTCAAGTATAAAACATTCCAGACAGAGGAATATGAAATTATAGGTGCCAAAACAGGGCATGGACGGGATGCAAACGCTGTAGTGTGGGTCTGCAAAAATGCAGATGGACATAATTTCAATGTTCGACCCGAAGGTACAATTTCTCAGCGCGAAGATCATTATGCGAATTACAAGCAGTATCTAGGAAAGATGCTGACTGTGCGTTTCCAAAACCTTACCGCGATAAATGTACCACGTTTTCCCGTAGGTGTAGTGATTAGAGATTATGAATAATGTTTGTAATAAATAAATGAACAGGGTTGCAATCGATATCGATGAAGTTTTAACAAAATTCCTAGTTCCAATGGCTAGATTTCATAAACAAAAAATCATCAAACCCAAATACAGTTACGTGTACCGTGAAATATTTGATATAGATGAACCAGCCTCACAAAAAATGGTAAAAGAATTTTACCAATCTAAATCATTTACAGAGCTTACACCCATCTACGGATCGCAGTCAGCTATGTTTAACCTTAGGCAACGGTTTAAGAAAATGTATATCGTAACTGGACGCCAAAATATGGCTCGAGAAGAAACTGAAAGATGGATAGATACATATTTTCCATATATGTTCGATGATGTTATACTCACCAATAGTTATACACCAAACGAAATTCCAAAAGTGGATATATGTCGCGCCCTAAATATAGATCTCATTATCGATGATAATAAGGCTATATGTGATACATGTATTGAAAATGGTGTGCGCGCTCTAAATTTCATAGGTGGTGACGATGAGATTTATCCGTGGTGTGAAGAGAGTGATATAAGTATTCAAGGGTGGGTGAATGTTAATAGAAATGGGAATTTTAAAAAAATGGGTTACTAATTGGGATGAGTGGTCCATCGGGTGTTTTCTTCATAAAAATCACTTCGTCACATTCACCACCTTTCATGATCAACTCCGGCTCTCCACAAACCGTTCCTGATTTCTTATGTCTATCACAAGCACCTTTCGTCCTGTCTGTGATAGTCATATTTTGACTGTACCCGA